TAGACCAAAAGTCTTTTAAAACAGGTAAAGCTTCGTTATCAAACCAGTAATCATCCCGAGCCACCATTCGTGTCTCAATGTCACGGTTTCCAAACAACACAACAACCTGAGAGTGGTCAAAGTGCTCATCGCCAAAATATGAACGCATAACCTGCATATACAGCTGAACCTGAGCCCAATACGTTTTTGGAATTGCACCATCTTTCCACTGCTTTTTGTTGTGAATTGCTGTGGTTTTGTATTCCACAACACACCAACCGTGCTCTCCCTTTGCCACGTCATCGGGGTTTGCGAACAAAAATGGAATTGTCTTGTGCGGTATCATACCAACACCTCGACTCACGCACTTCAGTTGCTTTAACTCAAACAACTTTTTCCTTAAGAATGGCTCAAGAAACGAACCAATCTCCGCTGGCAAACTGCTGAAAGGCTCTGCTCCGTACACCTTTTCATTAAACAGCTCCAATGGCGTCTTCCACTTGTTCATTCCCAAAACAACGCCAACATCGCTTCCACCTATGCCGCCACGCCTAGCATCAAGCCACGCATCTGTTTTGTCAGAAAAAGGCCCCATAATCTCGTACATATCGAGAATATCTTCTACTTTACTCTGCTCCATTCTCACCCCTCCATTCAGGACTCAAGACATTACCAGTTAAAAGCCAAGGCAAGGTCACCTCCAGCACCTTTGCTACTCGGCCAAGACTACTCAACGTAGGATTAGGGCTCCTCAAAATTCTTCGTATCGATGGATATGACTCACCTGACTTACGACAGGCATCTGCTAATGTAAACATCGCATAATCATTTTCCATCTTAATTCGATGGAGACACTCGTCCTTACGTTTTTCAATTTCCAGAAGTATTTTTTGCACTTCCATGAAACTCACCTCCGTGTTAGGATTGTGAACGTACACAATTTAGTGTCGCTTTGCAACAGAAAAATGCATGTATGATATTTTTATTGGTATTGACCCTGGTGTTAACGGGGCGGTCTCTATTCTTCAGCCTGATGGAACTCCAGTGGCTTGTTTTGAGGTGCCTGTCCTTAA